ACCGCAGTCGGCACATCGCCAGAGGGACCGGTTCCGCGCCATCCGCTTGAGGGCGCCTGCTCAGAAAGATAACCTGTAGGGTTCTGCGGGTAGTTATCGTTCAGGCGCCACGCATAGAGGGCGAGTTGGCGGCGGCGTGCGGTGGTGAGACTGGCAGAAAAATCTGTAGTAGGCATGTTCTACGTAGGTCCAACATTTTCTATGGAGCCACCGACCCTCGAAACATCGATGGAGGTATACAGGGTGCTACATGACCAGGGTTGGGTACGGACACAGGACACGGTGGGGGCGGAGGTAAAGGCGGAAAATACTGCGCAAAACGCGTTGCCGGGTTATATGGATTATTGGCGGCAAGTAAAACTGTAGTTTGAATACTAAGGGTTGTCGCCGACGCCGGTGTAGGTATCACCTCAATATAAGGAACGTTATTGCTATCACCGGATTGAACCGCTACCGGCACATTATTGACGTACATAAGGGGCGATTGCTGCTGTTGCATACGTGACGATTCTGGTAAATTTCTATAAGCATTCGCTAAGCCTATATAACCAGTTGCCGTCGATACAATACCCGGTACGGGAGGACAATACTGTGTACCAGCGGGTAATGTAGGAGGTCGCGGATATCCTCCACGTTTGTATGCGATGTACATATTACAATCTTCTAATCTAGTGGATTATATGTTTATTAAATAGGGATGCCTTCCGCAACGCCGACGAGTGGAATCATAGTTGATATTTTATCCTATGCGATGTTTCTATTCATTGCTGTTACGATTATATCATTTATTGTTGGAATGATAAGGTCACAATCGTGTTGTAGAGGAGAGCAGAATGCGTATGAGCATTTTCAGGACGCCAATCCTATTAATAATCATATATATACATCACTTACAAATATGAATGCGACATTTGACAAATATACCCAGAATTTACAAGATACAATTGATAATACGGGAAATATGAAGGCACAAACGTGTTCTATTTATAAGAGTGTACACGATAAATTCATAAAAAGCAAAGCCGCCGAAGTCGCCGATCAATCCGAATATCAATTGCCGAGAGCGCAGCAGCAGGCACTACAACAGACGCGCGCAAAAAACGCCGAGTCTACGTGGGCAAATCAAATAGCACTCTATCTGTATCGTCATAAACAGAAAGGAATGCTCGACTGTTCACAGGTCGCAGCTGCGCCCGCTGCGGAGGGATTTCAGGATAGTACCGAAATAGCTCCTGCGACATTAGATAACCTATCACAGAATCTAGAGGGAAAGATAAAGATCTTCTCACAATTGTTAGAAAGTCCAGTTGTACAAGAATGGCTCAAGGATTGTACAGGGATTGAAGGAACCGCAAATTATTTGAATATGTATATTAATAATACACAAGTAACTGCTGAGATAAATAAATGTGAATCCGATTATAAGAAAAATATTTCAGACTACAGTACGAAAAGCGATGAGGACCAGCAGAAGGATAATGATAAGGCGCAATCAGTATGTAATATGCAATACGGGTCACACTTCGAAAATTTCCAGAATCAACCTTATGTAAATAATAAGTTTAGTTTTCCTGTACCTTATCCTACAATAGGACTCACATCGGAACAAATGGGATACTATACGGTTCTATCGCAGGGACAAGATCTGTTAACAAAGTTTTCCACCCAGGTTGGTAACATTTATCAAAATGCGCAGGCAGCTTACACACGTATGAATAATACAAATAATACATTCCTTGCTTACCAAAAGCAAATGAATAGTGTTCAAAATTCAAACTATAGTAAGTCGCAAGCAGAATCATTAAAATCGTAACCCCGAATAGGAATGCTAGAACGCTTTGGACATATAATTCCATTGGTTCTTGTTATCGTACTTGGAGTGCTCGCTCTATCCATATTAGTTATGTATAGATCACTGTTGGATCCTTATTATATTCATGAGGGATTTGAAGATACAACATCTACACCACCGCCAGCGGCAAATGCGACACAACGCGCAATGGCAATTGATAATATGAAATCGGCAGCATCTGGAACAAATCCGAACGCAAAAGATGATAAAATTACTGAAATTAATACATTTATACTTACAGCTATAACAAATATGGCGAATATGTTCAAAACATTACCGGATGGAATCAATAACGCACTTGGTCAAGTGATTGATGTTACCGATGATACATGTTATATTGTTAAACTAATTGAAGCGAAATATACTAAACAGCCTGTAGACGCCGCTAAAACAACAAATGGCACACCATCACCCCCCTCCCATTTAACGAAATCACGGGAGCAGAAATTATCTTTACAAAAGAACCAATTTTTAACAAATAATAAGGATGCTAAATTGTTAGAATGTTTTGTAGATGGGCAGGATAGTAGTGGAGCCCACCAGGATATCAGTGGAGCCCACCAGGATATTAGTGGAGACCACCAGGATATCAGTGGAGCCCACCAGGATATCAGTGGATATACATTTGGAGCAAATAAAACTGCTGGTACACTACCATCAACCGATATATCAGGAGCGATAGTCAAGAAGCACGCGGAAGAAGAGAAGAAAATTATGGCAGCGCAAACGCAATTGCTACAATATCAAGCACAAATATCTTCAATTATGAATACCAATGATTATAAAACATTGGCAGCCAGTCTCAAACAGTCACTACCTACCGCCCAGTTTGGATCACAGTTTATTGCAAAGAATAAGGCGGATATTATAGAAGGCTATCAAAATCCCGCATATAAGTATCCAGTACCATATAATAATTCAGACCTCGATAAAAAGCAAAAAGAGCATTTACAAGTATTAGAGACCGCTTATAATCTTTTAATGACACTTTTTACAGATTTGGGAAAAAATTATATGGAGGCTCGTGCTGCGCATGAGCAATTATTAAAGGATTACAAAACGATTGACCCTTCATATAGACCCTAAATTCAGAATGAGTTCGTTTTCTCCAGCAACGGCAGGAGGTAGATCTCCAGAGCCATTTAGACTAGATCCAGACGAGGCAGTATCCTCATTTTCTTCGGACTTAGGACCGCCGCTCATCATATTCACGATAAGACCTGTGCGAGCTTTTTCGGCAATAGAGCCGGCGTGGGGTGGACGACCGCGAATTTTCCCCATTGCTGTAGGTTTGGGCACTTTCTTTGGTACATAAGGATGTTCTACCCACATTGGCGGATCTGGAATATCTGGAGTCTTATCAACGACTTTTCCTTCGTACACCGTCTTTTTTGACGGATTACGAAGTTTTAATCCCATAACTATACGTAATATATGTGACTTTTTCACATTAAACCCTAACTTTACATAGGTATCACGTATGACACGATCTACTTTAAACACCTTTTCGAATATAACGGCGGGTAAATATTGTAGACACCAACGACGCGTTTCATCATAGGCTATAAGCGCAATCTCATATTTGCCCTCGGCAGGAACAGTTTCGTTGGCAATGAAGATAGAAACCCACTGTTCGGCAATTGTATCACATTGGTCTTTTGATAGGAGATTCCCTTCCATAGGATTCCAGGCATCTAGTGTGGCGAGAAACAGGGCGACCCGTTCGACGGTAGGCTTCCCTGCCATAACCAACCTCCACATTTTTGACCACGCCGGTATAATAGGGTCTACATCACCGCGAAAGCCGAATTCACTACGTTCCCAACGACGCAATACTTGGGCAACACCTTCGAGATTCTGATATTTTTCGGACGGAATATTCATTCCTTGCGCGACATAATGAATATATTTACGAAACATATGTATATCGAGAGGATGAATATCGGCGTTCGTTGTTTTCGATGCGAGACATCGTAGTTCAATCGAATTGAGAACATTGTAGATATGGTGCGGATCTGTGTGACTTGTAAGAACCTGCTCGTTTACCTTAATTTTCTTAAATGTATTTATCAATAACGTAAACTCCTTATCGGCGATAGGAATCCAGCCACTTAATCCACCAACAAGTGCGGCATTTTGGGATGCGATATAGAAATCGAGCGTCGCACGTAGCAAGGCATCGGCGCTTGCATGCTGGAAAAGCCAGTTATGCGTAGAAATTCGCCGGCTTACTACAAAATCTGGAAAGAGACTGCTACCAAGTAGGCACTCCCAATGTTTCCCCTTGACGGCATCTACAAGAATACGACTCCCCCGCTCGTCACGCACACTTCGTAGCACGGGTGTAAGAATCCAGGCGTGCGGTATAAGGTCGTCATTTTCTAATGCGACCAATTCATCTCCTACAACCATTTCACTTTCGAGCGATTGAAGAATTTCGCGAACCCAGGCGTGGCGATGCGTGCGTGGACGCTTTTTAATAGTAGATGTCGCCGGTGGATCAGCAATAGGAACGCCGCATGGGACCGTCGCAGCGGTTTTGATATGAACCTGGAGAACCGCTCGTGATTTCTCCATTTCGCTCAATTGTTTAATATAATTATGATAGTTTTCAATTTTAGCGGCGTCTTCAAGTGTAGCCGTAATATCGTGATTAGGAAAACGGGTGGGAATAGCTTCGCTAAACGCGACAAGTGCCTGATTAAAATCAGGCGGGACATCAACGATTGTTGATGTAATAATCGCGTCGGTAAGACCGCATAATTCTCGATAGTAGAAATTGAGGTCTTCGGTTGTAGGAACGTATTCTGTATAAACTGTGCGGCTATAGAGTGTTCGTCCCGCCACAATATCTATTGTAATTAACCGCCTGTCGGTCATTATTAATTAAGGATGCGGATAACTTTAGACTTCAAATTTTATATCCTAGTAGTAAAAGAATGCGGTGCGCCATTCAAACAAAAGCGAAAGGATCGGGATACGTCAAAGAATCTACGGGCAATAGTCATGAACTCAACTCAAAACTCAACGAACTTCTTATGCGCCGTGACCAGGATATAAACCAAATCTTTCAAACCGATACGGCACCCTATCAACTGGATAGCGATGGACCTATTCCGAAGGCGATGAATTTAGCAGTTTATTCGATCGCCCTGGACAAATATGTAACCGAGAAACAGCAGCGGACATTGATGTATATAACACCAGCGGACCCAGATTATGATAATATGTATGAGGTGGTCGCCGCTTTTTTATTCGCACAAAAAGCAGAGAATATTAAGGGATATAAGCCGCCGCGGCGCCAGGCAACCCATCTAGAGGTCGCACAGTTCACAACACCGCGCTGGGGCGCGTGTATGTTACACGTCTTTCTATAATTGTCTGGAATCCAGCCATATATAGAGAATTAATTATATTTAGATTACGCAATTGTTATAGATATAGGCTCTTGATTAAATATAATAGGAGCCGATTTCGACATATTTTTATTACCAAAATAACCATAGAAATTTCTACCATTTGACGCATCTGTAACTTGGAATGTATAGATAGTACCAGAGCGTTGACCCTTAATTGTAGCAGTGTGATATATACCATTCTGAATATCATTATACAATCTATTAAATATTGGTTGCCAGGGTCTACGATCAATATTAATGAGAAAATATGGTGCAAGTTGGTTAGATTCTGAATATACCACGCCCATGCCAACATCACCGTGTTCTAAAAATCCTGTTTCTAAGATCGGCGGTGGCGGAGGAGGAGGTGGCGGGCGCGAAGGAGTTATACCAAGGCAGCTTTGAATAGCGGCGTCTTGTACATCAGGATCGGATGTGCTTGTCATTGCCTTATATTTCTTTTGGAACCTTGTGTTTACTTCACCCCAGGTGAGTGTATTAAGTGTATCAAGCGTTGCTGGTTGTGATGGGTAATCCTTACCGGCAGGCTGGCAGCCGGCAATACGCCAGGCTTGCTGGACACATTCTGGGAAGAAGGGACCGGTCGTAGTATCAGGAAGGTCGCAAGGGTCGAAATTATTTGTACCGATACAGAGCCACATTGCGGCGTGTTGAATACCTGGAGTACTTCCACCCTTAATGAGACTATAAATGGCATCATATCCTGCTATCGCGGCGCTAACCGTGATGACGCCACCTCTATAGAGCACAGGATCTACATTTACATTTTGTCCTTTTAGAATTTGAATAGCAACTGTATCACGATGACCTGGAGCAGCGGCAGATTGTAGCATCTGTATAATAGAACCGCTAGTTGTTAGACCGATGCTCTTTGCGAGGGAAATAAGGCATTCTGTACTTAGTTTACCGGCACTATCGGGTTCACACATCTGCGGTATTGCTGATTTAGGTTTTACACTATTAAGAGCAGAGCACTGGGAACTATAACTACCACCACCTTGTATTAGACATTGACCATCGGGGGTCCAGATTCCACCCATATTATTGGTACACTCATCTTGTGTATATAAACGAATGCTATAATCGGAAGATGGATAGCCATAGACACCGCAATCAACGCCACTTGGCGTAACGAGAGGTGTAGGAGGAACATAGCAGGATGCCGAATTCATAACTGGAGTTGTATCACAGTTCGCAGCAGGGGCTGTAATATTGCCAACCGTCCTTGAAGCGGGATACTTTTCAGAGCCATCGCTATTTGTAGGAATAGCATAGCCGGTCGATTCGCAGAATCCGCATATATTGTTTACGGAGGGCGCATCAATTGCGATACACGATTGAATACGCTTACAGTTTTTAATATCTTCAAGCTGTTGGGCAATAGCAAGATTCCATATCCACTGACCGCTTCCGTAGTTGGGTATACCATTTACACCATCATTGTGCGGACCGTTAGGAAATATAGGACCATCAACTTGTCCGAGTGCTCCACTTGAGGTGAGATTTGGATCGGGTATATAATACCATCCGCAGCCTATGGTGGCACCCTTCAAATGAGGGGGCAAATAGGCGGGCATTTTTGCGGATTTACACCATTGAATATCAGCATTGGTAAATTTATCATTACTATCGGCTACAAGATTTTTAATATTTGCGTTATTAGTTTTATTATCTAAGTAAGCATCTGGCTGAGCAATTGCTGATTCGAGAATCTTTGTAAAATCGGGAAAAATATCACTTGTTAATAATTCTCTACCGGCAACATTATTATAGTAATTTTGTTCTAATTTTTCGAATGGCATTGTAGCAGATAGCAATGTAGTTTTAGCATTACCACCGCCTAATGATTTTATAAAATCATCCATGGTTGCGGGCTTTTTACCGGAAGTGTTCTGAAATGCTTCAATACTACTTAGTTTCGATTTTCTAAGAAGTGTTAAAAGAACCATTCCTGTAATAATTGAAATAATTACAATGAACCAGATAATCATCTGATGTCCCTCTATGGTGTTTTACTAATTAAATTATGACGGATAATGATTTATCGTAAAACGATAAATTATTGTTATACCTGCTGTATTTAAACTTTACTAATAACAAGGGCTGATGCCATCTTGTCAAATCCAGGAAATTGACGTAGATCAGAAATATCTGATGTAAGGGTTATATTTGCCGAACCAATGTCATCTCTGTAAACAACGACTTTGTATCCTAGGGGTACCTTTATCGAGCTCACGGAATCATTTCTAATAAACTGAATAAACCTGTTAAATGGATAGCTGCCTACATCTAATGTGATAGCGTTTCCTGTAAAGTTATAGTTATCGTAAAATATTGGTTTTGTATCAACATTTACTGGACTATTTATTTTACAGTCAGCACCAGCATTAGGATTCGTGAAATCAAACGGGATGATCTGATCACCGCTAGTAAATGTCTTTTGGACAATGACATTTCGGTTCTCGTCTAGGAGTTTGAGTTTCATACCTTGTGCTCTATGCGAGCAGCAATCCGTGCGATTGTAATAAATAACCTTTGTGATATCATAGTTCTGCTGTAAATCGACAATCCAAAAATAATTATCACCACAATTTCCAGGGTTTCCTGTACTATTAGGACCTACTCCTGAGTGATATTCTTTGGGATAAGCGCGCGGAGCCATAACGCCATCCACCGCATTTCTAGCATTAGACTCAGGCTGATAAGATGGGCTGCTACCATTTGTAGGCTTATTTAGAGCAACATTGGTGCCATTCTTGTCAAGAACAACAAGCTGTGAAATTTGTATACAGTTCTCACCTGGATGTTGGTCGCTAGCATCAATACGTACAAATCGCGCTATAACACCACAAGACGACCTTTTCACTTGTTTAATACCATAACATTGCTGCATAGCAGTTGCCTGTGTATTTGGATCTGTACCATAATTGGCAGACTTTTGTATATCATTGAAATAGTTTTGTACGGTTTGTAGGCTATCCATACTTGTAAGTTTACTGAAAACTTGTTGGTCGACTTGTCCGTTCTTAATTGGTGCCATCGAGCCGCCTATCTGGCAGGCTTGGAATGGATATTGGTCACGTTTTTTAGGAACGCTTTCACTGTTTCTTAGACCACTAAACCGGTCAGCAATGCTTGTGTATGTACCAGCGTAAAGTTTACCCTTTGCCGGTACACCTGGCTTACGATCCGCATCGGAGCCGTTATTGAGCCATAGATATTGTAAACAATCGGGTGTAACATTTCCCATAGGTTTTGGCATAAGACCGATTGAGCCATCGGGATTATCGACTAGGTCTTCGCAAGGATTTGTGATAGTAAATCCGAAAAGTTTCATCGCAGCATCATTCATTGCGGCAATACGAGTTTTCATATCCATACTGATAATATTACCATTGCCATCTTTGCCGGTGGTGGCTGTAATATAGAGGTCGTCCAGATAGGCGCTAATATCCGATAAATCGCCGTATTTATTGAGTTGTGATAGCCCGCCGCCCTCTTTCGCAAGCGTTCCCTTTGTAGAATCGCCACCTGCGCCGTGGAAAAGATCAAGTAAGCAAGATATACTATATTTACCCGAAGACTGATCGTCAGCAAAGCAGGGCGATGTTTTGAGTAAATTCGCAGATACAGGGTTTGTAATAAGGGGTCCCATTGGTACACGCTTAGCATCATCAGCGTAATAAGGATTGGCAAGATATGCGGGAACAATTGCGGAGAATGTAGCAGTGGTCGATTTAGAAATATTGCTCCAAAACCAGAACTGACTCTTTTGCATTGTTGATTTCGAATTCCAAGCTGGACCACGGATAAGTGAGCTCTTCGAAAACGGACCAAACATACGAAGAGTATTACGATTTGTTTTTATGGACATTCCGTTCACTTGGGTAATTGTAGGCTGGAATGATACGACGCGGTTCTTTGAGCCGACCATCTCCCATTGAATAAGAATGGCGCGCTCTGATACTCCAGGTGGGTCATTACTATCAGGAGTGGAGTATTGACTATATATGCTACTATCTTGTGCCGGCTGCGCATCTGTACCAAACGATTGAAAAAAGTCGTTTATCACTGTATTAATCATACTTGTATTGATAGATTTTGTAGGCTTGAATCCGTAGCACCATACACCGACGCCCTGGGCTTCCATAGTTGAATCACAGAAGCCAGATTGCGAGCGATTGCCAACAAGTGAAAATGGCGGCATGCCGGATTGTATAGAATATACAGTTTCTTCTTTATCTCCAACTCTACCACAATACTTTGACTGTAATCCAGCTACATATGCGTTAGCAACCTGTCCATTTGTAGCAATTTGTGTGCCAATACGTTGGCATATACCGGCGGCGGCTTCTTTGGGAATCTTATGAAGAGTATTTGGTGAATTTGGAATAATAGCTTGGAAGACTTCTGCCTTGCCATTTGGACGATGCGGCTCTTCCTGCGCAACCATAATATCCACTTGGTCCTGCTCTTGTACTCCGCGGATTAAGAGTGTAAATTCTTCTCCTCCATTACCCTCAACTCTAAATGTACGTTTCGTTGGCACGTGGGTAACAACTACTACATTTAGACCTGTGCCAAAAGGAGCTAGGAATCGTAGATTTACATCGTATTTTTTATCGGCGGGTTGATAGATAAACTCATTTGCTACGGGAGCCTGTGCGCACGATACCGTGGGTATCTTAAGACCCTCCTTTGTTCGACCACCCTGAAAGCCGCCTGTCTGACCGATTTCTTTACAATTTAGTTGATTTACAGCCTTTTGACAGGACTTAGAGTCAACGTAGAACATACCAGGCGGGCATTTTCCAAGGCTTGGGTAATATACAGGATTTTTGCCAGAAGCAGAATCAATCGCTTCGTCGCGGTCTTGTTTTAGAGAGAGTAAACCGCCGATAAATGTTTTGGGACTGGTTCCATTGAATCGCGTACCAGCATCAATACAAATGCCACAATCTGAATATGTTGGATCATCTAACTTTGAGCAACTAGAACGACCTTTCAGATTATTTTCACATTTGCGTGCATTAATTATAACATCATTTGGTGGTGGTAGTTGGTTTTTAACAATATCCATAGAAAGTCCTATATTTGTAGGGGACCGCACTGTAGGATCAAGCGTAGGGCTTACTAGAGCGTGCCGAATCTCAGTATTTTGAGCGTTTGTGAGTGAATTAAATTTATCTATATATTGAGACGTTGTAAGAGTAGTATCATTGTCAATATCAGCAGGCGCAACGGCAAATGTTGCTAATATAGGATCCAAGCTAATACCTAGATTATTATACGTTCGACGTCCGACCTGAATCATAGAATCACGTTCAGATGTAAATCCTTCCGCTTTACGGCGCGCAAAGGGGACAACAAAGGTTACTATAAAAGCAACCACGAGCAAAATTACAATAACTATGCTCAGCATGCCTCTACCAAATTACATCAAAATAATATCGGTAGAGTTCGGGAAATGAAAACAAGGATTTAGACATTATCGGGGCGGATATTGGATGTCGAATCCATATCACGGGTGATAATACGTAGAACGAAATTCGTCTGACGGCTCGTGTTGATGAGAGCACAGCCGCTCTGTGTAGTCGCCGTTTGGTTGAGAATATAGGTGAGACCCGCAGTAGAGCCGCTTGTGCCATTCTCCTCCTCAGATAGGAATCCGCCGAAATAGGAGGGACCCTGATTGCGCGTCGTGCCACCCGTGGTAGCAGGATTGTCGAAGCGGTTGCGAATAATGATAACGTTACAGTATCCGGCGTTATTACGTCCCAGATTGATGGTGGAATTGCCACCAGAGACATTGATATAGCCAGTGGCAACAACATATTGACCGACAGGCTGATTGATGAAGTTCGTGAAGTCTACTGCGCCACTGGCAGTGAGAGTACCAGACGGCGTAACCGTACAGCCCTGAATATTAATGATATCACCTTCAGAAATGGCACTGAATAAGAAGTAGTTTGTTGTCTTGATGAAGATATAGGGATTCTCGGTATTTGTGCCCGTAACGCTGGAGTAGTTTGTATTGTCGCTTGTAGTGCCGGTGCCGCCGAAGTTTGTGATTAGATCGCTGAGCTGAATACGGCTGATAAAGAATACATCAGGGTCATTGCTAATGAGCTCCGTATTATGCCGCTCCATACGAATTGTTAGACGGTTCAGGGTCGCTAGCGGCGTCGGTGTATATATACGTTGAGTCTTAAGGAACTTCGGAATAAAACCGGTGTAACCGGTTTTATCGGCAGGAACATTGGCAAAGCCGGCAGAGGTCGATGGCAGATACGACTGAGGCACATATAGATCGGAGGACCAGGTCGTATCGTACTGAACAATCGCAAAGGTATTATCCTCTTCGGGATTTGTAGAAAAGGAGTTGTTATTGAGCTCTGCGATACGGACGCCGGCGAAGGGGAGAGAAAAGATATTGACAACACGGCTAGTATCGTAGGAGCCCGCAGCAGGCACACGTACAAGCGCCGTGAGTGACTCAATCGGTACAATTGCCTTTACAAACTCAATACGCTGAATATTGCGGAAGCGCTGCTGGACGGCGCTATTATAGCCGAGCGCTCCCGTAGTATTACCGGTATTGAAAATGACAGAGAAGTTATAGCGGTTTTCGGCTGTATTTACTAACCAGTTACGGTCGGAGCTCGTAATAAAGACATTATACTCGGTCTCGCGGTACTTAACGACGTCCTCCTGCGGGATGATATAGTCCTGAGGGCGGGGAGCAAGCAGCGGCGGCGGCGG